TTTCCCTTTCCGTCCGGGGTTTTGGGCGGCATAACCGAATATAGAACATATTTTTTACAACACCACCCGTGTAGACGAGTTTTCGTCTGCACCGGGTGGTGTTGGTGCTTAACGAAGCAAGGAGCAACCCTATGAGTGAGAACACCACAGTCGAGACGGCAGAAGCCTCCGAGCAGCCGCAGGTAACCCCCGCGGATGTCGCGGCGGCGAAGCACGAGCACATGGAGGAACCCGCGTTTCGCCCCATCACCTCGCAGCGCCAGCTCGACACGATTATCGCCGAGCGACTCAAGCGTGAACGTGCAAAGTACGCCGACTACGCCGACCTGCGCGAGAAGGCAGCCACCGTGGACGAGCTGACCACTCGTGCCGAGCAGGCAGAAGGGCGTCTAGCCGAGCTCGAGCACGCGGAGAAGGTGCGCGGATGGCGTGAAGCCGCCGCCGCCGAGTACGGTGTTCCCTCCGCCGCCCTGCGCGGGGAGACGAAGAAGGAGCTAACCGAACATGCGGCGCTCCTGTCCGAGTTGCTCCCCGGCGGGGCTACCGGTGGTGCAGCGGGTAACCGCACCGTCATCAAGACCGAGGGTGAAGGAGCGGGGCTCGCGCTCAATGGCGACCCGCTACTGGACAAGCTCAAGGGCGTCCTCGGCATCTAGCTAATCCTCTTCTAGGAAAGGAAAAACCGTTATGGCTATTGCCGCCGCAACTAAGACCAGCAACCTCTCCGGGTTTATCCGCCCCGAGATTGCGCAGGCATACTTCGCAGAGGTTCAGAAGGCCTCTGTGGTGCAGTCTCTGGCACGTCAGGTGCCTCTCTCTGTCTCTGGTGAGGCTATCCCCGTACTGACTGAGAAGCCCACCGCCTCCTGGGTGGAAGAAGGCGCTAAGAAGCCCACCACCCAGGCGGGGCTGACCATGAAGACCATGACCCCGAAGAAGATTGCCGCCATCGCGGTGGTCTCCGCCGAGGTCGTCCGTGCGAACCCCGGTAACTACATGGAAGTCCTTCGTCAGGAGATCGCCGAGTCGTTCGCTCGCGCGTTCGACGACGCCGTTATCCACGGCACCTCGAACCCGTTCGGCGTTGGCACTAACCTCGCCTCCACCACCAAGACTGTGAAGCTCGGTACTTCTCCCGCGAACAAGGGCGGTATCTTTGCCGACCTGAACTCAGGTCTGGATCTGCTGGTGAAGGACAAGAAGAAGCTCAACGGCTTCGTGTTCGATGACGTTGCTGAGCCGCTGTTCAACGCATCGGTGGACGCTAACGGCCGCCCGCTGTTCGTGCCTGAGCCGACCGTGGCAACTGCTGCTGTGCGCTCTGGTACCGTGCTGGGTCGTCCTGCTTCGTTCGCGGACACCGTGGCAAACGGTACCGCTGCCGGTTCGGTGGTCGGCATCGGTGGTAACTTCTCGAAGGCGCTGTGGGGCACTGTGGGTGGCATCAACTTCGATGTATCCACCGAGTCTACCGTGACTATCGGTAACCAGCTTGTCTCTCTGTGGGAGAACAACCTGGTCGCGATTCGCGCCGAGGCAGAGTTCGGCTGGCTCATCGAGTCCAACGCCCACTTCGTGAAGTACACCCTCTAACCTGAGTTGGAGGTGCGTGACCTGTGATGATGGATGATTTTCCCGAGGTCACCGTGGAGGCGTTGCGCTCGCGCTGGCCGGATATGCCGCCGGGCTCCGAAGAGCATGCTCGTGTCCTTCTTGAGGATGCGGGCGTACTCATCCGTGCGGCAGCGCCCGGCTGGTTCAACCTGCCGGCAGAGGCTATCACTATTGTGGCGTGCCGGATGGTCAAGCGCGCCATGGCAGCAGGTGCATTCGTGGAGGGCGCGTCATCTTTGACGCAGACGGCGGGGCCTTTTAACCAGCAGGTGAGCTTCGCAAACCCGAACGGGGATTTGTACTTGACCAAGGCTGAGAAGAAGCTGCTCGGGGTCGGGTCGCAACGCGCCACCACCATTGACCTATTCCCTGCCCCCGGTTGCGGGTTGGGAGGTGAAGGGCATGGGGTGGCTCAAACCCCGGTTCACGGTTTCGCACTCGGCCTGGACTGAAAAAACACCTGATAGTTGGGGTGCCCCTACTCGGGGTTGGGGCGCTGCGGTGCAGGTGGAGGTGTTTGGGTGGGCTTCACCTGGCGCGGATTCTGAGATTCGGGATACCGCGACCGGGGTTCGCCGTGACCTTGACCTGTACTCCCCAACCGGGTTCACCCGCCCCCGCGACCGGGTAACCGTGGACGGGGTGCTGTACGAGTGCGTCGGCTGGCCAGAAGACTACACGCACGGCCCTTTCGGGTTCGAGGCGGGTTACCGTATCAATCTCAAACGAGTGGAAGGCTGACAGGCGAGTATGGGCAAGACGAAGGTGAATCTGACGTTGGCAGGGTTCTATGGTCTGCGCACCAGCCCGGAGATGCTTTCCGCGCTGAAGACGGAGGCGGCGAAGGTTCAGGCTCGCGCCGGGGCCGGGTTCGAGTCCTCGGTGAAGGCTGGTGCGAAAACAGCGGTGGCGCGTGTCTACCCAACCGGTGCCGCTGGTATCCGGGCGGAAGCTAAGCACGGTGCCCTGTCCAAGGCAGTGGGCGGGTGGAACCGATGACACCACAGGTCGGTTCTAGCCATTCGCAGGCTCCGGATGTGTTTGCGGCGCTCCGTAATGCGGTAAAAGCCTGGTGGTCTTCTCCGGTGTATGTCGCGGAGCCGCCTAACCCGCGCCCGGACGGGGTGTTCGCAGTGTTCACCCCTTCGGGCGGTGACGAGGGGTCCCCCGCACATGGACAGCGAGCATTCATCGCCGACGTGTGGGGTTCCACCGCACAGGGTGCGTACAACGCAGCGGAGACGTTGCGAGGTGTGCTACGTGGCATCGTGAACCAGGAAGTCTTCGTGAGCAGTGGACAGCCCGTGCTGATTTACAGCGTGGAGCCTGTGGGGGGTGTGGTGTGGATGCCAGACCCCGACGATAAGATTCCTCGATTCCGGATGAACTTCACGGTGACGTACCGGAACACGGGGATAGACCTGTTATAGCCCCTGTGGGGCGGGAAGGAGCATGTTATGGCGCTTGTTGCTGATAATGTGCGTGTCGCTGTTACTGGCGGCGTTTATGTTGGTGCCATCGGCACCCCAACCCCGGCTAACGCGACCGCCGCGGTGGACGCGAAGCTGAAGGACCTCGGCTACATCAGCGAGGACGGGGTGACTCAGAGCATCGACTCTGACACCAGCGAAATCAAGGCTTGGCAGAACGGTGACGTGGTGCGTGTCATCCAGACCTCGCACAAGGTCACTTTCCAGTTCACGCTCATTGAGACGAACGAGGAAGTGCTCAAGCTGTTCTACGCGGACACCACTGCGAACGGGCAGCTGGTGCGAATGACCGGTGCACAGTCCCCGCACCAGACGTTCGTGCTGGACGTCCTGGACGGCAAGAAGGTTCTGCGTATCGTCATCCCCGACGGTCAGGTAACCGAGCGTGGCGAGGTTACCTACAAGAACGGTGAGGCTGTCGGCTACCAGGTGACCGTCACCGCGTACCCTGACTCGCAGGGTGTGAAGGCGTACAAGCACCTGGGCACCAAGCTCTAATAGGCTGGTTTAGATTTGCGGCATGCCCCCCGGTTGCGTATGGTGGTTGGCTCCCTTTTTAGGGTTTCTGGAGCCGCACGCCGCGCACACCAAGGGGGCGTGCCGCGCTCGCTTCCCCTACGAAACCCTACCCGATACGTTTTGATTTGGAAGGAAACCCCTCATGTCGGAGAAGAACTACGCGTTTACCCGCACCAGTGACAAGAAGGCAGCAGGCGGTGCGCCGGTAGTGAAGGTGAAGCTGCGCGGCAAGACCTGGCAGGTAGACCCTGCTGCGCTGGATGATGCGGAGCTGATGGAGCAGCTTCTCGCGATTGACGAAGGCAACCCCAAGGGCATGTTCTCCGCGGTGGAGTCCTTGCTCGGTGCCGAGGCGAAGCAGGACGTGTTCGACACGCTCCGCGACCCTGAGACCGGGCGTGTGACCATGACCTTGTTCACCGGGTTCTTTACCGACATGATGAACGCTTTGAACCCAAACTCCTAAAGCTCGCGGCTCTCCTGCGGGAGAACCGCGAGCTTGTGGAGATTGACCTCATCCGCTACTACCACGCCCCGTACGCCGCCCTTGCCGCGGCGTACGGGGCACAGCTGGTGGCGGCGATGATCGTGAACCTGCCACCAGAATCGGCGACCATGCGGCATTATGCGCAAGGTTGGGGGCTGGAGGCCCAGCTGCTTGCCGGGGTGTTTGACCGGCTAGTGGAGGCGAACTGGCAGCGCAGTGCAGACGGGCAGAAAGGCAGAAACAAGCCGAAGCCTCTGCCTCGCCCCGGTGTGCAGGGCGCTGGTGTGCGTGTCGGTTCGGGCAGTATGAGCCTGGACGAAGCGAAGTACTGGCTGGCGCAGCGGCGAGCCGGCGGTGGTGTCGTAGTGGGGCAGGAAACAATCAAATAACCGGATAGAGGAAGTGATGATATGGCTGGCGGGTATGAGCTTGCGAAGGCATACGTGACTGTGCTCGCCTCGACCAAGGGCGCGGGCGCACAGATTGTGTCTGAGATCGGTGATGCTGGCGACCGTGCAGGTTCGCAGGCAGGCACTAAAGCGTCCTCCGCGTTCGGGCGTATCTTCTCATCTTCCGTTGCTCCGCTGGTGGCGAAGGCTATCGGCGGTATCAGCATCGGCTCGGTTTTTGGTACCGCGTTTGCGAAGGGTTTTAACCGCCTGAAGGCGATTGACGTGGCGCAGGCGAAGCTTCGAGGTTTGGGCAACGATGCTGACGCGGTGTCGGTCATCATGCAGAACGCCTCCGCATCGGTGAAGGGCACGGCGTTCGGTCTGGACGCTGCGGCGACCGCTGCGGCCGGCGCGGTCGCGGCCGGTATTCAGCCGGGCGAGCAACTTGAAGCTGTGCTCAAGTCCGTCTCGAATTCGGCTGCGGCTTCAGGCTCCAGCATGGAGGAAATGGGCGCAATCTACAACAAGGTTGCGAGTGTCGGCAAGGCGCAGAACGACGTTTTGGCACAGGTTGCAGACCGAGGAATCCCGATCTACCAGGCACTGGGAAAGCAGCTTGGCGTGACGGCAGACGAAGTTTTCAAGATGGCTTCCGATGGCAAAATCAACTTCGAACAATTCGAGAAGGCGATGACCGCCGCAGCCGGCAACGTCGCATTCGAAATGGGCAACACGCTCCCCGGTGCGTTCGCCAACGCACAGGCTGCATTGGGTCGATTCGGTGCAAACATCCTTACCGGCATATATCCGGCGCTCACCCAATTCTTCCTGGCATTCCAGGGGTGGATGAAGCCGGTCGAAGCATTCGGTAAGGTTATCGGTGCACAGATTGGGGCGGGTATCACCAAGGCTGGAGAAGCCATTAGCGCCTTTGCTGCGGGCTTCAAGTCCACCATGGGCGATGGTAAGAGCTTCACGGTCACCTTCGAGATTATCCGTGAAGAGATTGCCCGGTTTGCCTCCGCGTTCCAGACCCAAGGCGCGGGCATTGTCGGTGTAGCCCAGAAGGTAGGGGCATTCCTTGGGACCGTCTTACCTCCTCTGCTGCATTCCTTCGTCTCGGTTGCACTGAATATTATTCGAGTGGTGGGCTCCCTGGCAGTTGCGTTCAAATCCGTACTCCCTAGCTTCAGTGGAGCAGGGGACGGCGCGAACGTAGCAACGAGTGCATTCGATATCCTCGAGTCTTCTATCCGTCTACTCTCAACTGGCCTCTTCCAGCTCTCCCAGTTCATCGAAAACCATCAGCAGGGAGTCGGTCGGCTCGTCCTCGCACTCGGGACCGCCGTCACCGCATACAAAGGCGTGACAACCGCAATCGGGCTGGGAAAGGGCGCCATCGAGTCCTACAACACCGCTATGGGCGCCATTTCGTCGGCCAAAAACACCGTCATGGGCGTAGCCGAAGGATTCAAAATGCTAACCAGCGGAGCAGGCTCCGCCCGAGAAATCGCAGAACTCGGAAGGAACTACCAGCTGGGTGCAACCGCCGCCTCCGTCTACGAGGTCGCAGTCCGCGCAGCAACTGTAGCACAAACCGCCTTCAACACCGCCGCCGCAAACATCGCAGGCAACCTCTCCAAAGCATTTGGTCTGATGAAGGCTAATCCCTTTACCTCTCTGGTCGGTGCTATCGGCATCGTAGCAGGTGCGCTCGCCTACTTCTTTACTCAGACGGAGACTGGGCGCGCCGCGTGGGAATCGTTGATGCAGGCTATCCAGCCCGCACTGAACACAATCCTGCCCCTTATCGGCCAGCTGGGCGAGAAGCTGATTCAGTCGCTTCAGCCGGCGCTCCAGCTGATTATCCCCGCCCTGCAGCGGTTCGCGGTCATGGCGACTCAGCTTTTCACCCAGGTTATCCAAGCTGTCCAGCCTGTCATCGAAAGGCTGATCCCGCTCATCGGTCAGGCAATCATGGCGCTCACGCCGATCCTGACGCAGATGGGCGAGGCCTTGATGGCGTCTCTTGGGCAGATTGGTCAGCACCTGGCACCGTTGCTCCCGATGATTATCCAGTTCGGCGCCCAGATCATGGCGGCGCTCGCTCCGGTGGGGGAGCAGCTGATGAATCAGCTTGTTCCCGCACTCGCTCAGCTGGGGGCTGCGGTCATGGCAATGCTTCCGCAGATCATGGATATTTTCCGCCAGCTGGGGGAGATATTGCTCCAGCTGGTGCCGGTGTTCGGACAGATTGTGACAGCAGTCGTGGATTTGGGTACTCAGGTCCTTGCAGCGCTCATGCCTGCTATTCAGGGGCTGTTGCCGGTGCTTGCGGCAATCGTAGGCGCCGTTGCAGGAGTCGTGGTTGTCCTTGTGACCTCGCTGATTCCGGTATTCGCATCCGTGGTGCAGGCAATCGTCCCTCTCATCACAACGCTGATTGACATTCTGGTGCCCGCTATTCAGGCGGTCTTGAACGTGGTCACGACCGTGGTGCAGGCAATCGTCCCGATTGTCCAGGGTGCACTCAACATCATCGTGGGCATCATCAAGACGGTGACAGCAATCATCAAGGGTGATTGGTCTGCCGCATGGGAGGGCATCAAGCAGATTCTCTCCGGCGTCTGGGAAGTCATCAAGGGCATTGTCGTTGGCGCAATCAACATCGTCAGCTCCATCATCACGAACGCTGTGAACCTGATTCGCAGCATCTGGGATGCCGCTTGGAATGGAATCGGACGAATCGTCTCAACCATCTGGGAGGGCATCAAGAACGGCGTGGCTGCCGGCATCAACACCGTGGTAGGGTTCTTCCGCTCGATGGGCTCTGACATCCTCGGTGTGGTGCGGGGCATCCCTGGCCAGATGATATCTATCGGTCGTGACATCGTGGGAGGCATCGCCGCGGGCATTCGTAACGCCGCCGGCGCGGTGATGGACGCCGCCCGCAGTGTAGTCAACGCACTGCCTGACTTCGTGAAGTCGGCCCTGGGCATCCACTCACCGTCCCGCGTCATGCGTGACCAGGTGGGTATCTGGATTCCCGCGGGTATCGCCGCCGGTATCGACAAGACCGCCGACATGGCTGTGGATGCGGTGCGGTCGATGACGGACGCTGCTGTTGAGGCCGCACAGGATGGGATGGGTTCTCTCTCGACGGCGCTCACCCCCGGCGCTGTCAGTGGCGGGTTCAATATCGGTGGAGTTACCGCTGGTGTGGGGCGTGCTTCGGCGCGTGCTACTGCGGCGGCCCCTGCTGCTGGTGGGGCATTGCATGTACATGTGAACGCTGGTGAGGAAATGGCTCCCGAGCGATTCGGTCGGCGTGTTGGTGAGGCTCTGTCGCACCAGCTTAGCGGTTTGGAAGGAGCGCTGCTGTGATAGGTAAGGACGGGCTCCGCGTGGAGCTGACCGGGGCGCACGGCTCCCTGGTACTTACAACCTTTGAAGAGCCGGCAGGAGACTTGGAAGTGTGGGTAACCGACCTGGCAGGCTGGGTTGGCGGCGTTGGGGTTGAGTCTGATGATGCGCAGCGCAAGCTCGGGCACGGCATGGTTCACGCCCCGGCACGCCGTACCGGCCGCACACTCACGCTCAAAGGCAGCGCTGTGTCGAACACGGGCGTGCAGGTGCGCGAGCTTGCCGACAGGTTCGTTTCATCCCTGCTGTGGGATGGACACCTCGGCACGCTCCGGGTCGCCACGGACACACTCGACCTAACGGGAGAGGTCCGGCTGGATGGGGACGTGAAGGTTGAGTTCCTTGGGGATTCCGCCTTTCTGTTTGAGGTGCCACTTTTTGCACCCGAGCCGTGGCTGTACGGGGTGCCGCGCACCTATCAGCTTTACCCGGCCGGTGCGGGGGTTGGTTTGCGGTTCCCGCTTTTCTACCCCGAGCAACCCACACGCGGTGTGCTCTCGTTTGGCTCGCAGGCTCCGATGACGACCTCGATTGTAAACGAGGGCAACGTGGATGCCTACCCGATCTACACAGTGCGTGGGGATTGGTCTAGCGGGTTCCGCATCACTGCAGAGAACCGGGTTATCGAGTACCCGTACGCGGTATTGGCAACCGCGCCAGTCACAATCGATTGCGCCCGAGGCAGGTTGCTGATTAGTGGCGTGGACAGGACGAGTGAGCTGGTGTCGCGCGAGTGGCATAAAATCCCGCCGCGTGCCGGGTTCGTGCCGGTTGTGCAGGCGCTCGCTCCTGCGACCGGTTGGGTCGATGTAACCGCACGCTCAACATACATTTAGGAGAGAACATATGAGTGTTGGTTTTGGAATGGCACCGGACGCGCAGGGGAACGGAACCACCCCTGACGACCTGCAGGCAGTGCTCGCGGCACAGTACCCCGAGCCGGGCATTATCTCCGGCTGCACGGTGAGCACCCGCTCCAGCATGGAATACGTCATCGCCCCGGGCGCAGTCGTGGTACATATCGCGCCGAGCCGTGCGGTGCTGGTGCCGGTGGTCGGGCAGACTATCACCACGCGTCCAGCGCCGGCGACCGGCGCTCGCACCGACTACGTTTACGTGGAGCAGCAGACCCAGCCCGTGAACGGATCCATTAGCGCGCGAGTCGCGGTCGGTACTCAGGTGCCGGACAATGCGGTGGTGATCTCCAAGCGCGAGATTAAGGCGGGTATGACTGGCACGAATGCAGCACCCGAGACCGCCAACGTGACGTTCGCCCGCCCAATCGGCGGCACCCTCGGTGTGCTGTTCTCTCATAAGACCGAGACGGATACGGTGCACGACAAGACGGACGGCGTGATCACTCGCGGCAAGGGTATGTTCTTCCTACCCACTGACCGTGCCCTCGATATTCGGCTCACCTCGTCCATCTCAAGCGTCGCCGCCAACGTTGCGAAGGGGACACTCTCCACCTCCGCAGCTTCCAGCTCCCCGTCCGACCGTGGCAGCGTGAACTACGACATTTACATTGACAACAAGTTGGTGCTACGTCGCGAACGAGTCTTCACCAATGTATGGGACACCGTCGATTATTCGGACGTGGTGGTGCTGCCGAAGGGCTCGCACACGATCCACTACACCGTGAGCCTGCGCGTGTGGGGCTGGGAGAAATGGACCACCCGCTATGAGGGCTTCGGAGCGAAGTACCCCTCGGATGTTCTGCGGGTCATCGACATGGGCGTGGCAAAGGAGTAGCTGTGGGATTCAGGCTGTACTGGCTGGATACGGTGACCGGTGCGGTCGGTTCCCCCATCCAGGACGTGACCGCATGCTCCTGGGCGATAAGCCTAAATAAGGTCGAGGAGCTAACCTTCACGATCCCGAAGCGGAGCCTGGCAGGGCACCAACGCACAACCTATGAGCCGCTCACAGGCGGCGTGCTCCTCACCCACACCGGGCAGGACGGCACAGAGTACCCGCTTATTGCCGGCCCCATCATCGATTGGGGCACCGAAACCGGCACAAACCTGGAACTCAAGTGCGCGGGTGTGCGTGAACTGTTCGAGCGACGCACCATCTGGGACACCCTCACATACAAGACCATGAGCCTGGGCGAGATTGCCTGGGCTCTTGCTGTTCACGGCATGAACCGCCCCGGTGGCGGACTGCCGGTGGTGCACGGCGTGCAGGGTGGGCTCGGGGCACAGACCCGAGAGCGCACCTATGAGCGGTGGAACGTCGCGAACAACCTCATCGGCAAGCGCTGGAGCGAGCTGTCGGCAGTTATTAACGGCCCCGATATTATGCTGCGCCCCCGCTGGAAGAGTGAGGCACACACTCATATTGAATGGGTGTTCATGCACGGGGTCGAGGAATACCCGTTCATCGCGCAGAAGTTCACGCCGGACTTCGATACAACCGCACGCTCAGCAACCGACATCGAAGTGAAGGTGACCTCCACAGGAAAGGACATCACGCACCGCATCTGGTGCACCGGCGCAGGAGAAGGCGAAGGAACCGCCATCGCCTGGGCGGAGAACCTTACTCAGGTGTGGCGCGACCGTGCGCCGTTTGTGGAGGGCATCATCACCGATGCAGACCAGGCCGACACGTTCGTGCTAAAGCAGAAAGCTGAGGGCGCTTTGGCTGCGCGGGCAAAGATGATTGACCAGGTCACCATCGAGATGGGCACCGACAGGCTCGGCGCACCGCTCGGATCGTGGTTTGTGGGCGATACCGCCACCGTAACCCTGGCAGGCTGGCTATCGGTGCCAGATGGGACGCGGCAGATGCGCATCATCAAGATGACCGGCAGCCTCGCCGGGTTGGTGACGCTGGATTTCCAAGAAGCATCCTGGCAATAAAAAGACAAGGGAGGCAACCGGTGGTTGATTATATTGACCAGCGCCCCACACCCGCGCAGGCGGTGGACACGCTACGTGCGCAGCTCATCAGGGCGCGCACGCCTGCGTCCACGCCGCACGGTATTAAAATCGCGCGCCAGAACGAAGCGACCCTGTACCTGGATTCCACCGGTTCGGCGCGCCGCTGGGACGGAGACACGCTCGCGAACTTCGATGAGCGCCTGTCCGAGGCAGGCAAAGTCGTAGCGCAGGCGCGGCAAACCCTTCAGAAGGCCGAGCATGGTCTGGTCGAGGCGGAGTCCCGTATTCAGGCGGTGGAGCAGCAGACCAGTAAAGACGCCATCACCAAAAAGGCGGTGGCGGGGCTTAAAAGTTTGTCGGAGCCGTGGATTGGGCGGGACATGATTGTGCCCGGCAGTATCGATGTGCGGCGTTTGAACGTGACGCAGGAGTTGGCCGCGCAGGTGGTGCGCGCGATGAGTGCGGAGACGAAGAATCTGGTGGTGACCGAGGACGCGATTTTGAACCGGGCCACGATTATCGAGGGGCTGGTGACTTCGAAGGTCGCGGCGAAACTCGTAACGAGCGGTCTACTTCAGACGACGGAGGCGGAGCGGCGCGGCCTGAAAATCAACTCGTCCGGCATCACCGCATACAACCACTTGGGTGAACAGACTGTAAAGATTGACGCCAATGGCGTGGAGAACGAGTTCCGCGGCACCTTCCACACCTCCGACAAGTCCAAGCCCGGCCTCTCGATTTATACCGAAGCCGGTCGCGGCCCAGTGGGGAGCATAGACTCGGTCATCGAGATGCGCACCGGCGCGAGCGGTGCCACCACCCCCAAGGGTGTGGTGCGCATGAACCCGCAGGGCGCGCTCACCCTCGGTGTGCAGCCATCGGGTACGAACCCAGCCGATGTGAAGGGACTCGTGGTGCTCCCTGACGGAGATGTGACCGTGCAGGGGCGCATGATTATGAACCAGGGCATGTACCTGCGCACCCTCATCGAGCAGTCCGAGACGACTATCTTCATCGCGGTTGGGCCGCTGGAGATCCCGCGCCACTCTGCGGTGCGGCGGCGCATCACGTTCCGTGAGCAGGTGCAGCTCCCTGTGGTGGTTACGCAAGCCGGCAACTCGATCTGGCCGATTGTGTCGAACGTCTACTCAAGTTCCAGAAGCCACGTTGAGGTGATTGTGCACAACGTGACGAATGAGCTCATCCGGGATGCGTGGGTGGATGTCGTCATCCTGCCCATCAAACGATAAGGAGAAACGAAGTGACTTTGGAGCAGTGGCAGGCTAAAGCCTTGTACCTTCAGGAAGAAAACGAGAAGCTGCGACGTGAGCTGCTGGATGAGCGGATTCTTGCCGGTGTCATCAGGCTAGAATCACCCGAGCCCACCCCGGCACCTGATCCGGAGCCGGTGGTGAGTGAAGTTGTAAACCCGGGTGAGCTGGTAGGCGATGAGCTCTAAAATCGAGGTGAACTTCGGCAAGACCGGGTACCCGCCCGGTACCACCGGCGCCGTTGCGTTCATCCCCTCACACCCTGGCGTCGAGTCCGGCACTGCCGAGACAACCGGGTGGCTCGGGGCAGGGCAGCAACTCTATGAGGATGCCACCGAGACGGGCATGGTTGAGCTGTCGGTGCCAGAATCGGGGGCGGTGTCCTATGATGTGGTCGCTTACCTCAAAGACGGGGATGGAGTGATGCTGGAGGGGCAGCCCGTGCAGCGCCTCACCATCCAAGCCGGAGACGGCACCGTGACGCTGCAGGACGCGCCGCTGCTCGTCCAGGCAGGGGAGACCATCACGACGCAGACCTACGCGCGGCCCTCCTGGGCGTCCGTACCGGTAGAAGCGCCAGCCCCCGCGCCGGTACCGCGCCCGAACAAACCCGGAAGTGATGAAGCAGATAACGTAGGGCCTGTTACCCCGGTTGCGCCTACGGTACGTCCCATCCTGGACATGTCCGAGGTCCGCGACTATGTAGACAAACAGCAGCGCATTCTGGACGCGAAACGCTCCTACCGGGCACGGATGCGCTCAATCGTGCCACCCACCTATTTCTACCCCGATTACTGGAAGCCTGTAGCGGAGCAGAACTGGCACACCATGGCGCAAGCTGCCGAAGTCTGCCCGTTCCTCATCATCAACCCCGCGTCTGGCCCTGGAGAAGGCCCCGGCTCCCCGCAGTACAAAGATTTCACAAACCAGCTCAAGCTCAACAGAGGCGAATATGGGCAGAAAATCTACGGCTACATCAGGACCGGTGCATCGATTGGGCAGCCGCGCGACCTGGAAACCCTGTTCGATGAGGTTCGCAAGTACATCGACTGGTACGACGTAGACGGCATCTTCTGGGACGAAGCGTACAACGGCTGGGGCGACCAAGCAGGCAAGGAAGAATACCACCACCGCATCGCCGACCGATTCAACGCCCTGTACCCGTGGATGCCAACAATCGTGAACCCCGGTGCGAACACCACAGCTGGAATGGTCGGCACGGGCTGGCACATGATGACCTTCGAGAACGAAGCATCCCTGTACCTGACGGATAAATACCTAGTGCAGGAGCACTATAAGGGGCAGCCGAGGCAAATGTTCTGGCACTGCATCCACGACATCACAGGGTTTGAGCAGGCGGTGCAGGTGCTACGCCTAGCAGACACCCTGAACGTGGGCATCCTGTACCTGACGGACGACACTATCTGGGAGACCAAGAACGGAGTGCGTTCCAGGACAGCAAACCCTTACGACCGGCTGCCTGCCGCATGGCTGTGGAGACTGCAGATCGCGTGGGCGAAGGGTGACCTGGACGATTACCTCACCCAGGTTGATATTCAGCGGCAGAACCTCGCCGTGCTCGAATCCGTGGGAGCTCCGGCGGAGGCGCTCGCCTCTGCAAGGTTGAAGATCCAAGCAATGACAGGAGGAAACTAGCATGGGTGTGAGTGACAATCTGGCAGAGTCCGGATTCGTACCCGCTTATGGGACGGTGACAGCGAAGTTCGTGACGCACCAGCGCTCGCCGGGTGGTGAGACGGATGGTGTGCCGGTGCAGGGGCGTGTGGTATTCACCCCGACTACACGGGTTGCGGATGCTGGGACCAAACGCGTTTATGTTCCTGCGCCGGTGACCGGTTGGCTGCGTGACGGGGTGCTCTGGGACGCGCCGCGCGGTGGGAACCAGGGTGTGCGCCTGATGGCTCCAAGCCCGGGCGCGGTGCCGTCTGAATGGGGGTACCGTGTGGAGGCGCAGCTACGGGATGTCGCGGGATGCGCCGCGTCGCTACCGTACCCGAGCATTTATATTCGCGCGGGCGAGACGCTGGATTTGGCGGCGGTTGCCCCCGCCGGCGCGGACAGCACGATTCCTGCGCCGGTGCCGGTGAAGGGCGACCGTGGTGAACCCGGCCCCAAGGGTGACCGTGGTGAGCGAGGCCCCAAGGGTGACCCTGGTGGGCTGGACGCGGAAGCAGCCGCACTTGTGCAACGCCTCGCATCAGGGGCAGCCCCGCGCGATACCGGGTGGCGCCGCGTAGAATCACCCGCCCTCGCCGCCGGATACCTCTTCTACCGCCGGATTGGTGACTGGTGCATCATCGCCGCCCGCGGCGGCCAGTGGGACACCATCACCGTACACGACCGCCCCGACATCACAGATGCTACCTATCGGGACGTAGGCGCAAAAATTCGTCTCACCGTGACCACCCCGCCCGGTTGGCAATCCAACCAGCCGGTAATAGCCCCCGTGGTCACAGACGATGGAGAATCCCGAGGCATCCTCATCCTCCACTCGGCGAGTGACGGGAATCGTATCACCTGGCGCCGCGGAAACCTCGACCTTTCCCACGTAAACCGCAGCTACCTGCGGTGCGGGCTGCTCATCTACCCAGCCACCGACCCGTTCCCGACCACACTGCCGGGCACCCCAGCATAAACACAGCATGGGGCGCGGGAACACCAAAAAAATTTATTCACTAGAAAGGACGGTAACCCGACATGGCTACCATCGCACAAGAACTCGCAGCGTCCCAGGACGCCGACCTGCTCAAGCGCGCCACCCAGGCCGCCCAGCGTCAGCGCATCCCCAACGCACAGTACTCCGTGGAAGCAAACATTGGACTGCTCGTCTCCCTGCCCGCCGGGGCAGGCTCCACCCAGACCATCGCAGACGAACACGCCTACGCCGTCACTGAGCATGCCAAGGCTGTGGCTGCACTGGATGCGGCGCAGGCCGAGCTGGATTCCAAGCGTGCCGCGCTTGCTTCCCCTGGTGCGGACCCTAACCGTGTGATTGACGAGTATTTGATGTACGCGATTGGTGTGCTCTTCAAGGCGCCTAACGCCGCGGGAGAGTAAGCGAGGGTATGTTGCCAGAGATTCCCCGCATCGGGCACCCGGTGCTGGACGGCATCATCCAAGCCGTAGTCTCGGTCGGAGCCGTGCTCTTCTCCCTGCTGATTGTCTGGCTCAAGTGGGGTGCCCCGCAATGGGAGCGTCTGAACTCCAAGGTGCGCTCCATCAAGGAGCAGACCAACAATAGCCATGAGACGAACTTGCGTGATGACCTGGATAAGGTTCTTGCGCAGGTGGAGCAGGTGAGCGAAGCGCTGACACGGATGCAGGGTGAGACGAATACCGCCCTGCTGAACGTGGTGAAACGCTTGGACACCATCGCCGAGGACTTTACTACAGCTCGCGCCGAGCACGCCGATTTTCGGCGAGATATTGGCGGGCTACGGGATGAGATGCGGCATGCGCGTAAGCGCCATGATGCCAGCGAGGACAGGATTACCGCCATCGAAAAACTGGGTGGCTCATCTTTTGCCCGCGCTATGAAGAAGGAAGATTAGCCCCCAACACGGGGGCTTCAACATTTAAGAAGGAGCCTCATATGAAGTATCAGGACATCACCGAGTGGAACGCCACCTCGTTCACCTCGGAGAATCGCACTATCAACGACATTGACACCATCGTTATCCACCATTGGGGTAATGACGGTCAGCGCTTCGAGGATGTGTGTAATTTCTTTGCCGGCGGCCCCGGCACCTCCGCACATTTTGTGGTGGAAGCTGGCCGCTGCGCCCAGCTTGTGGAGATTAAGGATGTCGCCTGGCATGCAGGCAAGTGGGCGGCAAATAAGCGCTCGATTGGCATCGAGTGCCGCCCCGAGATGAGCAACGAAGACTTTGAGACCGTTGCCCAGGTAATCGCAGACCTGGAGACCTACTACAACAAGTCCTTCTACGTGCACGGCCACAAGGACTTTTTCAACACTGCCTGCCCCGGCCGCTGGTACGACCAGCTCGACCGCCTTATCGACCGCGTCAATGCAATCAAGGAGGGAAAGGTCGAGCGTGGTGTCGAGAATGTCCCCGCGCCGCTGGACAAGGCAGAGGTTTCGGCTCTGCGTGCGTCCTGGGAGAAGCTGCAGAACGCAGTAGACGAGCTCGGTAAGGAGATTGAGAACAATGCGTAAGATGTCTGAATCGCAGGCGGCAGCGTTTCGAAAATCACTGTACGCGCTGGCTCCTGCACTGTCTGCGGTGCTGGTCGTCTTCGGCATCTGGACGAACGAACAGGCCGCTGTTGTGACTGGAGCCGTAACCCCCATCATCACCACCATCCTTGCGTATTTCAATACGGACCCGAGCATGTACACCGACGAGGAATAGACGCCTTATTCGCAGATAGAATAAAAGCGTCAAAGTGGGGAGTAAATGGGGACTAACCCCCGATACACCCACTCTCTGCCCCGGAATATCAAGGAAGTCAGGCTTTTTCGTAAACAAGGCTTTCTAAAACTTGCGGGGTACGTGAGTACCTCTCTGGTTTAAGGGCAGAGACCCCCTGTATTCCCCTCCTCTAAGGGGAACGCAGGGGGTTTCTTTTTCGTGTATACTTGGGCTCAAGGAGTTAGACAATTCCCCTGCAACCCTGAGCCTCACCTATTGGTGTGGCAATAATGCTTGGGCGGCCGCGGCTTTTGTGCTTCGGTCTAGAGGACCGTTCGGGGGCGTCACTGGCTAGCTCCTTATAACTTTTGTGAAAGGCATCCTGCTAAGTGACAGGGTGCCTTTTGCTATGCCCGCACGCTGTGGTTTTATGACGCCCGGATTTTTTAGCAGGATTATGGGGAGGCGCCCGCCCGGTGACGAAACCGCTTGCGGGGCGCGTGGGAGCCCGTATAGTGGGAACTATCGGCGGTACCTCACACCACCCGCGCCTGCATGTAGCGCCTTAAACGGCACTATGAACGGCACCGGGGGAGTGAGCACCGCCGATACACACCACACAACCACCGACCACGAGCTAAGGACAACGATGAGCCAGCCGAACTTCCCTCCCGCCCGACTCTTTGACGCTTTCGCCAAGCCCGCCTCCACAGAACAGCCCGCGAAGAAAGGCCTGCTCGGCAAGCTGCGCCTGAGCGAATCCTCCGAGGAGGACAACTACACGACCGTCATGCTGGTCGGTTTCAACTCCGCGAAGGAACCCC